ATTGTTACTCTTGGCATTTTAATGTGCTATTACAGAATTGACGTATCTCATGTAAAGTGCTTTCGTACTAAGAATACATTTACAATGTCGGTGACAAAGCCTCTGTCGCCGCCACTTTGCGCATCGTGTTCAGTGAAGTTAGCATCCCCGCTGTCGTGTAAGAAGATGTATTGATTTGTATCGCTAACCTCACCTGTTAAGAAGCCCCCTCTATTTCCCGCACGGTTCATCGTGAAGAAATTATCCGCCCAAGTCGCGTCAGGCTCGATAAATGCGCCGTGTGCGCTTGCCATTGCGTAAGGCAAGTCTAACGGCTTCCAACCACTCAAACCTAAATAGGTCGTGATGCCTGCTATTTCATCCATCCACGCGTCCCAGTCTAAGCCATCTACACCGTCATCTGATGCCGTGTATCTTCCCGCTGCGGTTTCGTAGTACACAACGGTCAGCCCCCTATTGTATAGGTTATCGATGACGTAGTTATTCGTTGCACCTGTAAATGAATGATTCCGCCAATCAACGTGCGCCCAAATGTTACTACCTACACTCGCATCGCTTGGATTACCCGCGCTATCGGTGTATCTAAATTTATTTCCAAAGGCGTTGTTTTCCTTTAGTATCGTCGGTGAAACTAAATCGGTGCTGCTCGTTCCCGTTGCAGGAGTACCCCTCACATCTGCCTGCGTTGCCGCGTAGTCAATTTCAGCAAACGCCTCAGGTCGCGCAGGTGGAGTAGCGTCATACTCGCCATCTTGAAATCTATCTGCACAGTCGCCCGTGCGTGCGCTGTACTCTATCGAGACAGGAACTATATTTTTATAGCAGATACCGCTTGCCGCAGTAGGGTAGTCGGGGACTTTTATGATTGTAGTTGCGTTGTTCTGCTCTACTGTTACCGTCCCCTGTACTGTTTCATCTGACGCGGTTACTACTCGAACATTATTGCTTACACGGTTGAAATTACCTAACAAGGTAGTATTGTTAAATATACCTATCTGGCCTAAATCAAACGTGCCTGACGGATTAGAAGTAATCGTGCCTAACACACCGCCGTTACCGTTCTCAATCGAGATAGGAAACACCGTCGGCAATGCTTCAAGCTGAATCGCTAAAAGATCATTCCCACCGATTGATGCATACGTTGCTGATGCTATAGGTCTGCCGTTAATCAGAATCTCAGCAGGTACAGGATAGTCAGTACTGAATCCATCACCATCGCGTAAGTTCAAGTCGGGTAATTCAATAGCCCCGCCTGATGGGTACGTCGCCTGACTAACCTTCTCAACGCCGTCAGTATTGTCAACCGTTATCGTCTTCCACTCACACGTTACATCGGTGTTTGCAGGAACATCGCGCGTCGTTGCGTCAACGTCAGTGATGGTGATGTCAGGTGCAACGTAAGTGTCGCCGCTTGATATTGCCTGCGAAAACGAACCGTCAGAGTTTTCGTAAGTCGCATCAGATGCCACAGGTGCGCCCGTTGCGTTGCCCGTCTGATTGCCCCTCCTTTCCGTAATCAATTCCAGGTAACGATTCCGCGAATACGTTACCTCCTTGACTTCAAGTATCTCGTATAAAAAACCCTCGTGCAATACGCGGAACTGCTGTAATACCCCCGCCTTATGCCGAATAAAAAACGACACGCGCAGAACAGGGTAATCGACCTCGCTAAGGTCTTTTTCGTCGCCATATCGCTCCGTAACCTTTGCCCAACACGAATGAAATACCGTGTACGTTTTATCGCGCTCACCGTAATCATTTACAGCTAATACAGGTTGCTGAATTTCAATACGCCTATCTAACCGTCCTAATCTCATTGGAAGTATACATTTCGGTATTCACTCATCAACGATAAAATCCCCTGCGGAATTTGACCCGAAATAATTGTACCAATCACAACGCTTTCGCGCACGTCGTAATAGTGCGAGAGTAACAATCGAACCGCATGAACGAGCGGCGCTGGAGGTGTGTCATTACCGACGGTCGCTGTAATCGTTACGGGGTAGACATTCTCCGTGTCAATCGCCGGAGGTGAATCAAAATTGATATAAGGCGAACTGCCGACATCGCCAACGTAGTAATCGCTGAACGTAATAGGTGTAGCATCAGGCGTGTACGTAACCGATGAAACCGACACCATTGGTCCTGCAGGTAAGTACGTGTTACGAAAAGCATCCATGCGAAACGTTCCCGATACCTCCTGCAGGTAATATCCTGTGTAATTCTGAACACGATCAACCGCTACGCCAATCAGCGATGTGATTAATGCATCTTCGTCGTCAGTATCAACGCGCAGCCATAGCTTTGCATCTGATAAACTAAGTACATCAGTTGCCGTAACCGATGCCGATGGTGTCCAAATTACATTCTTCATTGCTACAAAATAAAAACGGACCGACCGACATTACACCGATCGGTCCGCTTAGTTGTTAGTCAGTTGTTACGATACGGTCACGCCGTCTTCTTTAGCCCATCCGTTAACCTGACGGAGGTCGAAGTCTGCCCAACGATTCATCGCAAGCTCAACCTGCGCTGTGTCCTTTGAGCTGAATGGGTCAACTACGATGTCGATGCTACCGAAATAAGCAAGTACCGCGTTGCTCCAGTCACCAAACAAAATCTGCCCGACACCACTCGATGCGTCAGCCATGTACGGCGTAGCGTGGTAGTTGTAGCCACCTTTCAGTGTGCGGGTGTTTTCGTTCAAGAGCTGCGAGATGCCCGTTACGCTCACCGCGCTCTGGAAGTACTCATGCGTCGATGGCGACATCACAAAGCGACAGTTATCAGTCAGCCCCTCATCTTCCAACACTGCGTTGATAAGCGAGTTTGCAATAGCATCGTAGTCGGCAGTGTCACCAGCCGCGATGTCATTGCCTGCGTTGGTCAACGCCGTTGCAAATATGTACTTCAACAAACGACGCTCGTGACCGCGACGAAGCATACCAGCGATGTCAGACTCTACCGACGCGCCACCTTGCAACAGAAGCTGCTTAGAGTACTTCGTATCATTGTGGAAACGTACAGGTGAAAGCGTCAATTCATCAAGCTCTGCACCTGATGCCGCGCCTGCATCAACCTCGCCCTCCTGCGTTGCGTCAGCATTTACTGACTCGCGTGGGAACTTTAAGTTGGCCGTTTGATTTTGGAATACCTGAGTACCCCAATCCTCAACCATCAAAGGCATCATTAGCCCCTCAATGAACGAGCCTACCTCAGTAGCTACGTAGCCGCTGCCGTCGCCTGAACTAGCCTGGAAGTCGTCAGCAGACCCCGCACGAACAAAATCCGAAGGGATGATGATGTCACCACCGCCAGGGTGTCCGTTGCTCAGTGCGTGGTCGCGCATTTCCTTCGCTACGCCATCTACGCTTTCGCGTGAGATAACACTGCGAATGGCTTGCGAAAAGCTAAAACGCTTAGCCATCTTTTCCTTTTCCTTCGACTCACCCGTGTCGGCAGCTTCACCAGCGGCGGCACGTGCAGCACGAATCTGAGCGGCTTTTTCTTCGCGCTCAATCGAAGTGTTCAACTCGCCGATTTTTTCAATCAACTCGTTGTAACGCGTTTCCTGCGTTTCGTCGCGCTCGCTCAACCCGTCAAGGTTAGCGAACTCATCTTCAAACGCCTTACGCGACGCCTGAAGGTCTTTCAATGTTGCCATTTTATATAATTTAGATTTATTGCCAGCGTCGCGCTGACGTGATTTAATTGCATTTCGTACCTCTTCCGCTTTCGGGTTCGGAGTAGGTTTCTTCGGTTCGGGCTTGTCTTCGCCGACGATGCGAACCTCGTATTTCTCAATGTCGTCTTTCCGCGCTACCGAAGTAGGGTCAGCCGGAATCGGAGCAATGGAAACCTCCATCGGAGTCCAATCTGTAGCGAGGCGAATCGGATAGCCGTTCTCGTCGCGCTCACCTGTGTCGCTGTATTCGCTCACGCGGTAGCCAACCGATACGCTCCGGATGATGCCGTCCTTAACCTTGCGCCACGTGTTTTCCACGTCGTCAGTGTCAGCGAACCGCAACACCGCAGTGCCGTGGTCGCCGTTCAACTCAGCCGAACGAACAACGCCGAGTGTACCTGATGCGCCGCGAAAGCTATCGTGATTATCCAATACAGGCGCGACACCGCCGTCCATGCGCTCCATGTTTACGTGAGCCGGGTCAAACGAGAGGCGTTCGCTAAAATATTCGTCGCGCCCCCAATCGTAGCGCAGTACAGGGTACTCGCTGCCGAACACGACCTCAATCTCGCGCGTTTCCTCATTCAGAGAGGAGGTCTGCAGGTCCGCGTTGCGACCGTGCGTAGTTATTTTAGACTTCCGTGTTTCCATCTTGTGTGCTTATTTTGTCGCTATACTCGTCGAACTTATCCAGCGCAATCTGATTAACTTGCACCGTGTGGATGTCGCCGCCGTCGATAGCATTATACCTTTCTTTGCTGCGTACTTCGTTGCGTGACAATACGCCATTCTGTAACATCTCGCGGTAATACTCCGCGCGACTTGCCATGTCGCCCCGCATCAATTCGTCGATGTCGTGGCGGAATGTCTGCCCATCACGGTCGCGACGACTCAATAATTTCAAATTTAACTCAGACTCAGTGCGCTGAGCAAGCGGTACAATAGTGCCGGTGACAAATGCTTTCGCCTGGTTCTCGTAATCCTTATACGCCCCACCCGTGAATCCTACCATCGCAGGCGGCACGTTAAAAACGCGGCAGACCTCCTGACCTTGAAAATTCCTACTGTCAACATTTTGCGCAGAGTCAGGGTCAACACCCATGCGATGGTACTTCACGCCAAACGGCATGAATCGAGTTTGCTTGCCCTGCTGCTGCTGCCATGTATTCAACAAAGACTGAACTTGATCGGCACTTAAGTTTTCATCGCTCGTCAAAACACCCGACATTACACCGCCGCCATTGAAAAACTTTGCCGCGTAATCCTGCGCCGCGCTCAACAAACCAACCGTCTCCGCACTCGTCAAAGCCGGCGACTGACGCAAACTGTAGTGTAGCGCAATCATATTGTCGTAATCGACGTAACGTACGCCGTCCTTAATCTTAATCTCGTAAATCGGCTGGCCATCTACCTCAACCAATTTAACGGCGTGGTAGTGCAACATCTGAAAGCGTGCCGCCGAACCGTTACGATCTCGAATAATTTCAGCGTACCCCGTGCCGAACAACAGCATCGAAAACACTAATGTCTCCCGAAACTCAAACGCCGTTACTCTTTCGTCAGGCGTTTTATTCAGTAGATAATTCGCAGGGTTGTCGATAATGTCAAACGTCCTGCCGTTGTCTGCGTACAGATTCAACGGCAGCGAGGCCAGCGTAGAAGCAATTTTGTAGATGCAGGCGTAGACAACTCCAACACCTAACGCCATGTCAGGCGTTACAGTTTTACCTGAATTTGTTGCAGACGGTAGTCCAAAGCGTTGCCAAAAGCCCGGCTCACCTGTGTATTGCACCGATGTTTTCACCGGCTGCGAACTGAAAAAACGCTGTTTAAG